CCCCAAAACTTTCTAATTTACAAGCAATACCCTCATGACCTTTTGGATAAACCATATTCCCTTGAGGGTGTTTGCAAATATCATCATAAGAATATTTTTTCATAAACATCTCAAGGTAACAAGGGTCAATAATTAATAATTGGCCACTATCTACGCCTACGTTTCCATAAGGACTAACTATTGATTTTCTTTTTTTCATTCTGCTCCTTTCTGAAAAATATTATAAGTGATCGAAACAATTTCAGAGTTTGCAGTTGTATATCTTTCTCTGTCCCTGTCCCAAAAAGTCATATACTTTTTTCCTGTTTTTTTGTTTATATCGATTTTACTTTTTTCATCCCAAAGCCCTTTTCTCGAAACACTTTGA